TGTTTGTACCATCTGGTGCTAAATATCCGCTTTCTATAGTTGTATCTCCTCCAGCAATCCATTGTGAAAAATCCTCTGAATAAGGTAATAACTGGGTTGTCTGCGGCTCAAACAACCAACTTCCGCAACCACTTCCTGGCACTACTTCTTGACCGAGATATTCTTTTACAGATATGTTGTCTATTTCAACGTAATTACTTGAATTATTAGCAGTATCAACAACACCTATATACATAGTAGATGCAGATGGAGTAAATATAGTGGTTGATGTTCCAGTTGTATCAGATAAAGTTGTAGCATTTACTCCAAGATTTTGACTTGTAGCTATGCGAAAATTTCCAGTACCACCGCTTGCATTATCTACATTAATAGTTGCTTTTATTAGATATTGTTTAGATGTGTCCAAACTTAAAATTTGCGAAAGACCATAAGCACCAGATGCGTTTGCAGTTGCTCGTAAATTATTATTATTAATTGAAAGTGTTGTATTAGGATAAGCAACATTCCACCCTATTGTAGAACTACCATCTCCATTTACAACCAATTCACTCCCTAAAGCATCTTGATAACTAAAGCCCTCGTAGTTTATACGGGGGAGGTTGGTATCGTCTGTTATTTCTATAACTGATATGTTTGTTATAGAGCCGTCAAAACCGCCACTCCTTGCTTGTAAGGTTAAACTTCCACCTGTTCCGCTTGTTTCATAAAAGGTGTATGTTCCACTTGTTGTAACTTGTGTAGATGTTCCGCCGCTTCCTAATAAAGCTCTAAAAGTTCCCGAATTAACAACAATATCGTATTGTAATTTTACAGATTTTGAAACTGGTACAATTGCCCCTTGTGCTGCTATGTTTGTATTTACTGAAACATTATCACAAATTATTTTATTTTCTCCTATACTTGCGTTTGGTTGCAACTCCCAATTTTGCCCCACCTCTTTAACCGAGATGTTTGTAAAAGTTGTTTTTGTTGTTGTGCTTGAACTAGCCCTCTTTATAAATAAATCAGCACTATTTGCCTCAAAATAAACAGTATGAGAGCCTAATGTAGTTACCAATGACGTTGAAGGTGAGGCTAGGTTAAAAGCACCTCCGTTATCTTCTAAAATATCATAAGAAAGTTTGTATTGTTTGCCAATAGTTGTAATACCTAATTGACCAAATTGTGATATAGAGCCATCAGCTTGACCTATAATAACTGCGTTATCAGTTAATTCTGCGTTAAGCAATGTCCAATCTTGACCGACCTCACGCACTGAAACGTTGTCTATTGAGCCGTTAAATAAATTGCCATAAAACACAAATCTCAAATCTGTAAGAGAAGATATGTAAGTTGTATAAGTTCCATTTGCATTATATTCTAAACTTTCATTAGATAAACCAACAAATGATGGTATCACTTTACCCGAAATATAATTAGAAATAGTAAAAACTAACTTAAAAGTTTTGTTTGCACTTCCTACATTGTATTGAATTAAGTTCGCAGTAATACCATTACAATTTGCCTTACCATTGCTAATTGTCCAACCATTTAATGTCCACCCCGTACTACCATTTTCAAAATCTCCGTTGGTAATTTCCTCGCTACCCTCTTGAGAAAAACTGCCGTTAGAAACCTCCTCTGTACCCTCCTCTGAAAAATCGCCGTTTTGCACTAAATTACTCGATAGTATCTGTACGTTTTCAACTAACCCTTGAGCGTTTACTCTTGTAGCTGCTGAGTTTCTGCTGAAGTCAAAATCACCACTTCCATCACTTGGCTTCACACAAAGTGCTTCTCCATTGTTATACGCAGTTGGTGTTAATATAATTGATGCTTTTTCTAAAAGGTTGCTCATTATTGTATATTTTCTAATTCATCTAAAGTTGCAGTTGTACAAGTTACATTCTCGTAGTATGTTGCCCTTGCTTGTAAGGTTAAAAGTAATGCTGGTACTGCACTACACCCAGCATATTCTTTGTAGACTAAACCCCAATTTACAGAGTTATCACAAACACCTCTGCCCCACCAACTTTTAAAATATATTTCGTTTGCCATTACTTCTTCTTTTTTTTCTTTTTAAGAAATACCTTTAATTTCTCAATGTTCTTTGCCTTTGGTTTGTAGATCATAGTACCCATCCATTAAACGTTGCTTCATAACTTGGATAAATATCATCATTGACGTTATTAGTGTACTCTGGATATGTAGCTTGGTTAAAACTCATAAAGTCTATAAAACGTCTTGAATACCATTCTGCATTTGTTCTTGCTTTTTCTACTAAAAAATCAACCTCGTTCTTATCTACAGTTTGTGCATTTTCAGATGTGTGTTTATATACACCACCGTTTTTAATTTGGTAAGCTGCAAAAGGTATGTAGTTTGCTTGTGCATACCATATAAGCATCTCCACAATAAAATCGTCAAGTATTAGTTTCCATCTTGCATTGGCTGGTAAATCAATTCCAGCAACAATAGCATCAGTTAAACCAGTATACATATTTGTACCTATGATTTGTTGTATGTCTATCTGTTGTGCAATCTTAATAAACTGTATAAATTTATCAGTATCTACATTCCCATCAATGATAGAGTTTCTTACTAAATCTGTTCTATTTATAAATAATACTGTTGCCATATCTATCGGTTTACAAACCCCTCGTTGGGCATATTAATTGGTTTTGTTCCTACTAAAGGATTGTTTTTTTCTGGTCTAAATCCTTTTCTTCTAGCCTCTGCAACACTAATTTTAGGGGCTTTAGGGGATTTAACATCTATACGTTTATCCTTTGGAGTATACATATAAGTTTTCCTGGCCCAATAATGATGACAAGCACCACCGCCTTTATATTCCCAGATAGAATATCCACTTGATTGTTTGCCTTTTTCTGCCCAACCATAGTTTAATTTGACACTATCCATTTTAATAATATCTTCTTTTCGGTATATCTTTTTTGCTTTTACCATTTCTTTGCAAAAACTTCTAGATACATCCTTACCGTTTTTAAGAGTATCTCTTAATGGTGCATATTGATAACGTACTTTAAACTTTAAACCCTCAAAATCTTCATCTTGTTTTGACTTTGCGTTTGGTCTTGCTGTACCAGTTGATACAAATTCCCATATTTTAGATAACGTGCTTTTATCTTTTTTGTTTAGTTGGTCTATTTGGTAATCAAGTGCATCTTCATCATCATAATCTACTTTTCTTTCATCTATTAATTTCCATTCACTTAAATCTTCATCCTCACCAAATTCTTGCATAAAGTCATCTAAATGTGTTTTGTCAGATGACATTTCAACACCAGTTTCTTCTTCAATAGTTTCTTTGTCTTGTATGTCTGTATCTACCTCTGTAAATTCTAATGGCTGTAAGGTCGTAAAGTATAGGTTTAAGCTGATTTCATTGTAAGCTAGTATATTATCAAAGCTATCAATTAAAAGTTCTTGAAATGGTCTTATAACGGTGTTATCCATTAATAGCGATGCAGTCTTTATTTCTTCTGCATTATTTCCTAAACCACTACCATCTTTTATACCTAAAAGCATAGGTGATACGATCCTATGGGCAACCATTATTTTAGATGTGCTTTCTTCGCTCAAGAATTGGTACTGATTATGAGCATCACTTAATTGTACTGGTGTTATTTCTGCTTGGCTTTCTTTGTTATCGTTAAAAGCTAAAATGAATTTACCAGCGTTGCTAGTTCCAGAAAACTTCTGTGCAATCTTTGTTTCTATTAATTGTCTTTCTTGTTGGTTAGGTGTACCATTATTAAAGTTGATTAACATTGATGGACTTAAACCATTCATTATATTGTTTAAATGATAGTTTGATACCTCTTCTTCCAACTCACAGTACTGCAATCCTCCCTGGTAGTCGACTGGAGAATAGTAGTAAAAGCCTGATTTATAAGGTTTTATGTAGTATATCTCTATGCTTTCTTTAGACATACCAAAGGCTGGTATTCTTAAAGGTTGATCTGTTTTCTTTAAATTTGCCCAATCATTAAAATAGTAGTATGCTGGTACATTACCATCTGCATCACATTTTTCTGCTCTTAATGTTTCAATAGGCATATGTTCTAACTGAACAATCTTGCTCCTATCTTTATTATAGATAACCTGGATAGCACATTGTCCCATAAGTTTAAGATCATAGCATACCCTACGCACTACATCTTTTCTAAACAAAGAAATCATCTGTGCATACTCATTTGGTTTTCTGTTGCTATCTGTAGCATTTAAACCTTTACCATAAATAGCTTGTGAGATACCATTTATAGCAGCATTGTTTGTAGGTGAACCATTATACCTATCAATAAGGAACTGGAAATAATTGTTATCTGCACCGTACTCAATCCAATCAGCACCATTAACTTCTTTAACCTCTGGTGATGTGTATGTACTTAAATTTACAAAGCCAAACTCTGATACTTTTGTTTTGCTAAATTGTCCTTTTTCGTTTCTTTTTCTCATATTACAATATAGTCATTATTGAAACCATCGTATTC